GAAGCTGCTAAAGCCAAAGAAGAAGCTGAAGCAAATGCTAAGGCAGCTGAAGAAGCTGCTAAAGCTCAAGAAGCAGCGGCAGCAGAACAGGCTAAACAAGCCGCTGAAGAAGCTGCACAAGCTAAAGCAGCAGCAGATGCTGAGACAGCTAGAGCAGCCGCAGAAGCCGCTAGAGTAGCAGCAGAACAAGCACAAGCCGAAGCAGCACGCAAACAAGCAGAAGCAGAGCAGCGCGCTCGTGATGAAGCAGATGCCGCTAAAGCCTTAGAAGCTGAGAGAGAAGCCAAAGAAGCAGCTGAAGAAGCTGAACGTCAACGTGTAGCAGCAGAGGCAGCAGCGGCTGAAGAAGCTAAACAAGTTGAAGCAGCTAGGATAGCAGAAGAAGCTAGGGCAGCCGCAGCAGCGGAAGCTGAACGTCAGCGTGTAGCTCAAGAAGCAGCAGTAGCTGAGCAAGAACGTGTAGCAGCAGAGCAAGCTAAAGCAGCTGAAGCTGAGACAGCTAGGATAGCAGCTGAAGAAGCAAGAGTGGCTCAAGAACAAGAAGCAGCTAGAGTAGCCGCTGAAGAAGCTGAAACACAACGTGTTGAAGAAGAAGCCGCTAGAGTAGCAGCAGAACAAGAGGCAGCTAACAAAGCAGCAGCAGACGCCGCAGAGCAAGCTAGAATAGCAGCTCAAGAAGCAGCAGATAGAGCAGCAGAAGAAGCTAGAATAGCAGCTGAAACAGCACTTGCTGAAGAAAATGCAGCAGCAGCTTTAGAACAAGAAAGATTAGCTAAAGAGGCACAGGCTGAAGCAGCTAGACAACAAGCATTAGCAAACGAAGCAGAAGCAGCTAGAGTAGCAGCGGAGCAAGCAGAAGCAGATCGACTAGCTGAAGAAGCTCGTATAAAACAAGAACAAGAAGCAGTCGTCACTGACGAGGGCGGTGAACAAGTTGATGTAACAGGTGAGCAACCTCCTCAAGCTGAGTACGAGCAAGAAATTGACATTCCTGAATTACCTTCTGAAGAAATTACGTTAGAAGAAGATGCTGCCGCTAAAGCTGCTGAGGATGCTGCTGCCGCTGCTGCCGCTAAAGCTGCTGAGGATGCTGCTGCCGCTAAAGCTGCTGAGGATGCTGCTGCCGCTGGTGGAGATGGAATGTTAACAGGTGCCGACACTACTCCAGCTGAAGGCGGTGTTGAAGAAGAAGATATAGTGCTTAAACAAGTTTATGAAGCAGTGTTAGCAGGTGAGTTACCCATAGACGATTATATTAAAATGGGTGGTAAATTTGTTGATGAGCTACGTTCTGGCACTTCATACGAAGATGTCTATGGCCCTATTCAAGAAGAACCTGAAGTTACAATGGAAGATGTGTTAGCTGAACAGCCTGAAGCAACACCAACTGGAGAAGAAGAAAAACCAACAACTAGTGAAATATACGAGTTGTTTAAAGATTTTACAACTGCTGAAGATTTTACCGGTGCTGCTGGTGTAGATGGTACAGACGGTGTAGATGGCATAGACGGTGTAGACGGCATAGATGGTGTAGATGGCATAGATGGTTTAGATGGTGTAGACGGCATAGACGGCATAGACGGCATAGATGGCATAGATGGCATAGATGGTATAGATGGTATAGATGGCATAGATGGCATAGATGGCATAGACGGTATAGATGGTATAGACGGTATAGATGGTTTAGACGGTATAGATGGTTTAGACGGTATAGATGGTCTAGACGGTATAGACGGTATAGATGGTGCTAAAGGCGATAAAGGCGATAAAGGCGACACTGGTGCTAAAGGCGATATAGGCGACACTGGTGCTACTGGTGCTACTGGTGCTGCTGGCGAAAAAGGTGATACTGGTGAGCAAGGAGTACAAGGCGAAACAGGCTCCACTGGAGCTGCTGGTGCTCCCGGTGCAGCGGCTACTAGAACTACTGACGGTTTGTTTAGTGATTTATGGAAAATGAAAACAAAAGTAGAAGACACACAGAAATTATTAAACTACATAGATGTGGCAGCTCCACAACTAACATCGTATCAACCACAGCGGACTGATCCACTAGCTCAGTTTCTACAACAAAAAGCGTTAGAAAACGAAAGCCAAGGAATGTTAACAAGCGCTGAATTATTAAAGAGGTTTCCTTACTAATGACATATTTACAAATTGTAAACAGAGTATTACGTAGATTGCGTGAGGAAGAAGTAACCTCTGTTGATCAAAACAGTTACTCACGCCTTGTTGGAGAGTTTGTTAACGACGCTAAACGAAGTGTAGAAGATGCTTGGGACTGGACGGCTTTACGCACAACTTTAACTGTAACAACTTCAGATACTGCTTTCAACTATGTTTTAAACGGTTCACAAAATCGAATGAAAGTATTAGATGTTATTAATGATACTTCTAATTGGTTCATGCAATATCGTGGATCAACTTGGATGAACAACGCTTATCTTGTTGAAGATGCTCCTACTGGCCCACCACACTTCTACAGCTTTAACGGTGTAGACGATGATGGCGATAACGGTATTGACATTTACCCTAAACCTGATGGCGTGTATGAACTACGTTTTAACGTTGTATTACGTAAAGCAGACCTTGAAGCAGACACAGATAAACTAACCGTTCCTTCTTCTCCTGTTATTCAAATTGCAACAGCTTTAGCTGCTAGAGAGCGTGGCGAAACTGGCGGCACTAGCGCAGGAGAGTTGTTTGCATTGGCAGATAACACACTGGCTGACGCTATTGCTATTGATGCGTCACAACATCCTGAAGAGACTATCTGGACTACTGTATAATGGCAGCACAATTACAGAACATCACAGTATCTGCGCCGGGCTTCATGGGTTTAAACACACAAGACTCACCTATTGGTCTTGATCCTTCTTTTGCTTCTGTTGCAGACAACTGTGTTATTGACAAACTAGGTCGTATTGGCGCTCGAAAAGGTTATACAACAGTTTCCACTAATGGAGCTAGTGTATTAGGAACTTCTCGTGGCATTGAAATGATTGCTGAGTGTAAAGACACTAGCGGTGATGTTAGGGTTTTTTCTGCTGGTAATAATAAAATATTCTTAGGCACAGACACTTTAGTTGACATTACTCCTGTTGGTTACACTCCTACTGGCAATAACTGGAAAGTAGTATGTCAGAACGACCACGCTTACTTCTTTCAACGCGATCACGAGCCATTGGTTTTTACAGACCACGAAGGCTCTCCAGTTCTTGAAACCTTCTCTGATCACGCACACTCTACAGGAACTCCTCTGTATGCTAACGAAGCACTAGCTGCTTACGGTAGACTGTGGATTGCAGACACTACAGGCAACACCCACACTGTACAATGGAGTGACTTGTTGCTTGGTGTTCAGTTTAGCGGAGGCTCATCAGGCAGCATTAATCTAACAACTGTATGGCCCAACAATAACGATGACGTTGTAGCACTAGCGTCACACAACGACTTCTTAATCATCTTTGGTCGTCGTACTATTCTTGTATACTCAGGGGCTAGCTCACCAGCTACTATGCAGTTGTCAGATACAATTGTTGGTATAGGTTGTGTTGCCAGAGACTCTGTGCAGAATACAGGAACAGATTTGCTTTTCCTCTCTGACACAGGCGTTAGAAGTTTAATGCGAATCATTCAAGAAAAGTCTATGCCAATGCGTGACATTAGCAAGAATGTTCGTAATGATTTAATTTCTTTGTTGCCTGATCAAGCATATCCTATTAAATCGCTATACAGCCCTGAAGAAGCTTTCTATTTATTAACACTTCCTAATAGTTCTATTGTTTACTGTTTTGATATGAGGACTCCTTTAGAAGATGGATCACACAGAGTTACAACGTGGTCTGCATTGAACCCGTTGTCTATGACAAGGCGAGAAGATGGTACTATATTATTTGGTATATCTAGTGGTATTGTTGAACACCAAGGATACATAGATGGAACAATTAAATATCAAATGCGTTATTTCAGTAACCCAATGGATTTTGGTAACGCATCCAATTTAAAGTTCTTAAAGAAGTTCAACATTACTATTATTGGCGGGCAGAACACACCTGCTACATTAAACTGGGGTTACGATTATACTTCTGCTTTTACTAAACAAACTTTCTTGTTTGGTTCTAGTAGCTTAGCAGAATATGGTATTAGCGAGTATAACACAGATGCTGAATATGTAGCTGCTGTTTTAATCAACACTCCTCGCGTTAACACCAGCGGCAACGGCGAAGTAGTTACTATCGGTATCGAAGCTGAGATTAATGACTCTTCTTTTTCCATTCAAAAAATTGACATACACGCTCTATTAGGGAGACTTATCTAATGTCGAATTACATAAAGACAACCAACTTTGCTTCTAAGGATTCTCTTCCTTCTGGTGACCCAGCTAAAATTGTTAAAGGAACAGAAATTAATAGTGAATTTGATAACATTGCTACTGCCAGCGCTACTAAAGCAGACAAAGCAAACCCAACCTTCACAGGTACTGTTACAGCCGCTACCGTGAATGTCACAGGTACACTAACGGCTGGTACAATTACTGGAGGATCTTACTAATGGCTGATGCATCTACTGGCGAATTTATGGACTACCTTACTGGAGGAGGTCTTAGTGATCTTTTTAGAACAGGTGGTCAATATTATTTAGGCCAAGAAAACATCCAAGATGTCCGACAAGTGGGTAGACAAGCTCAGGAGGGCATGGCAGCTCTTGCTCAACAGGCTCGTGAAGGTACTCAGTTTAAACCGTATACCGTTACAAGCACGCTGGGTGGTGTTAGCACTACTCCAGAGGGAGGCTTTGGTATTCAGCTCTCTCCTGAGCAACAGGCTCTACAACAGCAATTACAGGGCCAAGCAGCGGGTTTATTTGGACAGGTAGGGTTAGACCCAGCAGCACAGCAACAGTCCATATACGAGCAAATAAGAGCCACACAGATGCCTGAAGAGGAACGTCAGCGTCTGGCTCTGGAAGAGCGTATGCTTTCTCAAGGTCGTATGGGCATTTCTTCTGCTGCTTACGGTGGTTCTTCACCTGAGTTGCTTGCACAAGAAACTGCTCGTCAAGAAGCTATGGGTAGAGCTAGCTTAGGTGCTCGTCAGCAAGCTCTAGCAGAACAACAACAAGCTCTGGAAGGTGCTACCGGATTAATGGGTGCTTCTTATCAGCCACAACAACAAGCGTTGTCTATGCTTTCTGCATCACAGATTCCAGCAGGTTTTGCTGACATTGCTCGTAGATCAGGTACTCAATTCGGTACTCAAGCAGAACTAGGCGGACTTGAAAGTAGATTACAAGCTGAACAACTTGCTAATCAATTGAGGCTTGGACAACAATCTGCGTTGCTTCAAGGATTACTTGGACAACAAAATTCTACTGCTGATAAACTAAGAGCTGCTGAGTTGGGTATTCAACTAGGCGAAGACAGTGGTTTATTTGGTTCTATTTTGAAAGCGCTTGGTATGGGAGGTGATGAATACGGCTTCCAACAAGGTGAAGACCCATTTGATACAGGTAATTACGGAGGTTAAAATAATGGCTAATGATTTAGTAGGATTATTAACAGGTATTAGCAGTACTCAACAACCTATGCAACCTATGCAGCCTATAGCGGGCACGCCGGGATTTGCTGGTATGTTCGGTGCTCAACAAGCTCAAGGACTGGCTAGTGGTCTTGGACGAATTGCTCGTCAAGGTGCGCCATCTAATCAAGAAAGAATGCAAGAAGCAGTGTCTAAACTTGACTTAGGAAGCGTTGATGGCTTAACAACACTTGCTAAACTTCAGCAGATTCAAGGTGACTTAGCCGGTGCTTCTCAGACTGTGGCTAAGATTAAGCAGTTGCAGGATAGTAAAACTATTGCTACAAAAGAAGCTAATGAAGCTGCTGTTGAAGAGCAGAGATACCAAGACGATCTAGCATTGAAAAAACGAGAAGTAGCAGCTAATGAGCTAAAAGCCAGAGCAGCTGCTAAACCTAAAGTGTACGAACCTAAAATCAACATAAACAAAGATGGGGACATTACAGTTGTTTCAACTGACCCAGCCACAGCAGGTACTGTGATTAGCAGAAACTCTACAAAAAGCGAAGCACAACAAATAGCGGAGGACGTTGTAAAAAGACAAGAAGAAGAAAACAAAATTAGAAACCTTGTAGTAAAACGAAATATTTTAAGCGGACAAGCTGACGAAGTACGTTTGGCTCTTAAAGAAGCTGAAGAAGAAGCTTCTTTGCCTTTAGCTGCTAATTTACAGCTACAGCAAAGCAGCCCGCTGTATGGTAGCTTAATGTCTGGAAACACTTATAAAAAGCTAAACAACGCTGTTACTTCCGTTAAATCACAACAAGCTTTAAACACAATAGCTGAAATGAAAAGTCAAAGTTCTACAGGAGCTACTGGTTTAGGCGCAACAAACGCAATGGAGTTTATAGCGCTTGAAAGTGCTATTAGAGCTTTAGATCCTTTGGTTCCTTCCACTATTGAAGGTAATTTACAAGCAATAGAACAGAACTTAAATAATATCATACTTATAAATCAAGGTAAAGAACCAAAGATTAATTGGGATCTTCCAGTTTATTCACACATGGTTTACCCAACAACAGACGGTGGCAGAGCTTATAGCTATGACGGTACTACGTTCTATAAAATAGCTGAAACGGCGGAGCAATGAAATGTCTAAAATTACTAATGAACAAGAACAGGAATTTTTACAAGCTCAATGGAAAAACAAGCCCACACCCATAACACGCGCAAACTCTACTGATGTTTTAGTAACTGATCCTATAGAGCTTTCTGAGTTACGGGAAGACCCGACAGCTAAAGAGAACTGGTTAGAAGATCCTATGATGGCTAGTCGTGCTTTGCTAGACGGTGCTTTTTGGGGCTGGTCTGACGAAGTAGCTGCCAGTGTTTCAGCGGCGCTTTACCAAGCATTTTTACAACCAGAAGAAAGTGATGTTAAACTTCCACAGGAACTTTTAGATCGTGGAGCTATGCCCGAAGGAGCAGGTCTTTCACCGTCTCAGCCAACCTCTTATAAAGATGTTAGAAGACAAATGATGACTACTTTGGAAGAAGAGCGTAAAGACTGGGCGAGTGAAAATCAAGGGTTAAGCTTAGGTTTAAATCTTTTAGGAGGCTTTGGTTCTGGTAGTGCCGTATACAACGCAGCAAAGACAGGTTTAAAAATGACAGGAGCAGCAGCTTCTCAGCTCCCCGGTATTCAACAAGGAACAAGAGCAGTACAGCAGGCACGACTACAAGGATCTTTAGCTCGCGCAAGCACAACACCTGCCTCTGCAACTGCTTTAGAGTCCTCAATTGCTCGTGATATAGCAGGCAAAAACTTAAGAGGTTTTGGGCCTTCTCCTGTTCAAGCGGGGCTTGCCGAAGTACCTACCTTAGCTGCTACAGGTGCTATCGCTGCTGCCGGTTTTGCAGATCAAGATTCTGACATTAGTAGTCAGATGCTTAGAGGTGCTGGACTTAGTGTCTTAATAGGGGCGCCCTTAACAGGCGTAATTAACTATGCTCTAAACGGAGCAACTACAAATAGGATAGCACAGGAGCTTGGTAAAGGAAGAGATTTTATTCCTCTTGGCATGGCTGCTTTAAAAGGCTCAGCAAGTAAAGTGGAAAAGGGCTTAGAGTACGGATACAATAAGGTTGTTAGACACGCCTTTGGAGCTGACAGCTTACTTGCGCAACAACAAAAAAAGTGGACAAACTTAGCAGACCAAGAACTAGCTAAAGTAGAAAACACCATTGCATCAAGCATTAAAGCTGCTGATAGGACGTTAGCCGCAACTAAAAAGAATGACGCCCGTATTTTAGAAGAAGCAAAAACACAAGCACAAAGTCAAAAAAACTTAACTCTTGATGAAAAAAAGATAGCAATACAGGACGCTGCTGAGAGCATAAAACTAAAAGCAGTTGCTGATGCAGATGCTGCAACAAATGCCGCACAAGCCGCTTTGCGTGTTCAAGCACATAAAAACGCTATTCCAGCAGGTACCCCTAAAGAAACTATTAATTATATTTTTTCTCTTCCTAATATGCACGCAAGACAACAGGAGATTAACGCTCTGTGGGCCGATATTGGTTTTGAAATGCTTAAGAATAAGAAGTTTAGGATAAACCCTCAAGAAGTCGGTGTAAAAGTAAGAGCTGCTGTTGGTAGTGAGAAAGAGTTTTTATCTACACTGTCGGGTAGTAAACCAGTAAACGCTGCTAACGTAATTGACGAGTATCTCACATCTTACGTCACTACGGGAAACTGGATTGACGGCGCCACCTTAAACAACCTAAGAACAACTGTTGCTGAGATGGCAAACAAACTAGGTACTGAAGGAGCAGACGCAGCTAATAGAATGGTCTTAAAAGAGCTTGTTAAGGTTTTAGATGATGCAGTTTTCCCACAACTAAGTAAAAGCGCGCAGAAAGATTTTCTTTCCCAGAAAGCAAGTTGGGGGCAAAATGTAGTTGTTAGAGACGCCATTACAAACGCCACACGTAAAAACGGTATGTTTACTCCTGAAGAATATTTGGGATCAGTAAAAAATAACAATAGGTTTGCCGCTGGCGAAGGAAAAGGATATTTACAACAAGAAGCTAACAAAGTAATACAGCAAACAAAAGAAAGCGAAAAAGCAATTGAGAACCTTGCAGCGCGTCAAGTTCAAAAACAAGCAAGAGAAGGTATAAAAGAAACACGAAAGCTTAAAGACGAAGCAGACAAAAGAATAAAAAGCTTAGAAGCCCAAGCTAAATCTAAAGTTTTAAACGCGGAAGCAAGGGCCGAAGCACTTAAGAAGTTAGAGGTTGAAAAGATTAGATTAGAAAACTTAAAAGCAACTAAAGAAGGTTATAGTAAACTGGAGGCTAAAACAGACGCATCTCCTTTCTTTAAATTGTTTTCTACTGCTTTGTTGGGCTTAGGTAACCCGCTGCAAGGTTTAGCCGTAGGCACGGCTTTAGGAACACAGGGTGTGCAGAGGCTTTTAGCGGGACAACAACAGTGGCAGAAAGCTCTTAACAAGTCATTACAAGCGGCTGATCAACCCGTTTCAAAGCTTGTACAAACAGGAGGGAGAACAATAGAATCAGCTTCTTCTTCTGAAACCTTAGATTCTTCTGCTCTTAACTCGCTACAAACAGCTAGTCTAACCAAGCAACTACAAGCTCACGATAAGCTTAAAAAGGCAGGAAAGTTAGAAACTTTAAAGGTAAGAAACCCTAAAACATATAAAACACTTATTGAGGCAAATGCACGTAGATAAAAAAGGGGCTGCGAAGCCCCTAAGTTTACTACAATTTTAACTGTCTATCGTCTTCAGAGGTTGACGTTGGTTTACATTTGTGTCTGTTTGCGTAGCTACACTACGCATATTAGCACTTTGTTAAACTAGCTCACAAGCACCACCAGTACACGCTAACTCTTGAGATCCAGTAGTGTTATCCTCCTTCTCATACTGCTCAAGATCTTCCCACTCAACACCAACCGGCATAGCTGCTAATAGTTCTTCGTACTTCTCAGCAGTGATGTCCTCATAAGGAGCTTGCTGATAAACATGGTCACTATACGGCAACAAACTAATACCACTACAGAGATCGAAGTTCTCCCATATCCACTGTGCTACTTGCAAGAACTCATCATCAGTGTAGTACACAGTGATACTTGGCTTATGTTCGCACCAGTGATTCTGGTAAGTCTTCCAAAGCTGTAGCTGCTCCATAGCTCCTACTTGCTTAACTGTCACGCTAGTCTCTGGTGCCTTAACAGGAAAGCTAAACACTGCTGACGCTTGACTCATCAAGTCCTGCTCTACAGGGAATCCCTTTGACTCCATAAATATAGCAAGTGGGTCTTTCTTGTCGCTGCGTACACGTCGAATGTAATGCTTAGAGAAGCGAGGGTGAATCCCAGAAGCACTATCAACAAGCTGGGAAACAGTACCACTCGGCTTAACGCATGTAATAGCGGCAGACTGATTAATCCCAAGACGACCAGCCCATTCCTTGTTTGTTTCCACAGCCACATCTCGTATTTCCTCCAACCACTTGCTTAAATCTTTAGAAGCTCCTTTGCTCAACAGGTAGTGATCCATAATCCCTGTCATGCTAACGCCCAGCAATGCCTCTTCCTCGGTGTTTCTCTTCCAAGCACTACGTAGGTACCTAAAGTCTGTTAGAGTTGCTTGTAGGGTGCCTATAATCGCTGCAATGTGTGCTTTGGACTTCAGTGTCTCAAGAGTATCGTCAGGACGTACAACAATCTCTGATAAGTTACAGAATTGATTGCTTCGTAGGATAATCTCAGAGCAAGGGTTAGTGCCAAATTCCTGTTCTGCATCTCTACGTCCGTTACGTGCTGCAATCTTCTGTGCTGCTACACGGCTAAAGATACCACGCTCACCTGCTTTAGACTCGTACATGTTCTGCATCTCTGCTAAGAATGACTCAAAGTCTGGCTTCTCTGTATAGGCTACAGAGTTGTTGGCTAGTCTACGCTGACCCTCTGTGTCCCACCAGTTACCATTCTTTGCTTTAGCCATGCGTGGATCTGACAGGTTAGACAAGCTAATTAGTGCTGATCTACGTACACCACCGACCACTACAATGTCCGCTATTTTACAGCATACATCGTGACACTCAATGCTCGTGAGCTTACGTCCTGCGGCCTTCTGGAAGATACCAACACAGAAATTAAACAAATCTTCTAGTGGCTCAGGGCCGCTTGCACGTCCGCCAAATGTTTTGAGCCGTTCGCCAGCGCCTCTGACCTTGTGCATGTCCCACTTTGGAATCTTACCGGCATATAACAGACTAACCAGCTCACGGAAGGCAGAAGCCCAACCAATCTTGCTGTCAGCTACAACGATAACACTGTCGGTAGGGTGGAAGGTTTCAGCGATTACTGGAAGCTTGTTGATGAAGTTACGCTCTACACTGAAGCCTACGCCTGTGCCACACATAAGAACGTACATTAGCTCGTCAAAGCTGCGTGGTGAGTCAATGTGCAAGTAGCTACAGTTGAATCCTGCTACGTTGTCCTTAGCTAACGCTGGCCCTGCTGTCATCATACAACGCATAGAAGGCATAACTTCTAAGTTGTGAATGGCGTTAAACAACTGTAAGCCTGTCTTTTCATCTATCTGCCCACGGTCTTTCCAGAAATCTACATAGCGGTTGACTGTCTCGTCCCAACGCTCGCGTCTGTTAAGCTCTGGAATCCAACGTGCGTAGCGGCTCTTGTGTATAAACTGTTGATACTGATCCATTATTCTGCCTCTTTACTAATTTGATTTCTGCT